AACTCCTTCGGGTGGATTCCGCTGCCTGAGAACGTGGTGGGTGTTTCCCGCATGTTCCCGATGACCGGAACGACCGTCCGTGGCGGCGGCTCGTCGGCGGATTTCAACATTTTCGACCTGAACTACCAGTTGCGCCTGAACGAGCTTTACGAATTCACCAGTTCGTCCTACCAGTATTACTGGATTGCTCGTACCCATCTGCGTATGCTAGAACTAATTCTAGTCGGTCAGCCACCGATTAGATATAGCAAGCACATGGGGCGCGTATACATCGACATGGCGTGGAACTCTAAGATCACTGCGAACTCCTACCTTCTGCTAGAGTGCGTCACACTCCTTTCGCCAGACACCTACACGCGAGTCTGGAACGACAACTGGCTCAAGGAATATGGCACCACATTGATCAAGCGTCAGTGGGGTGAGAACATGAAGAAATACGCCAACTACACCCTACCGGGAGGTATGGTGATCAACGGTCAGCAGATTTACGACGAAGCCATTGCGGAGCAACGCAGGCTTGAGCAAGTTCTTCGCGATACGTGGGCAGAACCACCTCAGTTCTTGATCGGATAACGAAATGCCAACTAGCGTCTATTTCAACAATCAGAACGCGACTCGGGAGCAGATGCTCCTTGAGGATTTGGTCATTGAGAGCATTCGCAATCATGGCATCGACGTTTACTACATGCCGCGCACCAGTCAGGGAACTCTAGATTCGCTATTCGGTGACGACCCTGTGAAGTATTACGATCAGGCTATCAAGCTCGACATGTATCTGGAAACCTTCCAAGACTTCGGTGGTCAACAGGAATTCTTCTCCAAGTTCGGTCTACAGATCGAAAAGACGGCGCGGCTCGCAGTCGCTCGTCGCACCTTTGAGAAGTACATTGCGACTGCGCTGCGGAACATGCCGAAGGAAGGCGACCTGATCTTCATGCCAACTCAGCGCAAGCTCATGGAAATTCGGTTCGTAGAAAAGGACATGTCATTCTATCAGTTGGGCAAGGTCATTCCTTATATGTACGGACTCTCGCTTGAAACCTTCAAGTACAACGGCGAATTCCTCAACACTGGCATCGAAGAGATTGACCTCATGGGCGACGAATCCGCACTCTCGCTACAGTACAACGTGGCTCCTACGTCCACCGCATCCTTTGCGCGTGGTGAAGTTGCGTTCCAAGGCGCAAACACTGGCTCTAATATCTTTGGTATCGTAGTGAATTACGACCGTCCAGAAGGCATTCTACGGCTGCGTAATATTCGTGGCGAGTTTGTGGCTAATGGAGTCATCAGAGGATTGACCTCCAATGCGACAGCAACGCTAACCGACTACAATCTCCTATACAATGCGACGATTCCGCAGGGTGAGGTTGGTGACAATGAAATCATCGAAGAGGAAGCTAACAACTACCTCGACTTCTCTGAGTCTAATCCTTTTGGTAGCCTATAATGCTCGCGCAAACCCACTATTATCACCGCATCATTCGTAAGCTCGTAGTGTCCTTCGGGTCACTGTTCAACGACATGCGGCTTGTGCGCTACGATCAGACCAACAATCTGAACGTGGAGATTGAGCGTGTCACCGTTCCTCTGATGTACGCATCGAAGGAAAAGTTCTACATGCGTGTTGCGAACTCACCCGACTTCATCAATCCGATGAACCTGACGCTACCGCGCATGGCATTTGAAATGAACGGTATCTCCTATGACCCGTTGCGCAAGATCAGTAACTTCTCTGAGCAATTCGCAGAGGGACTCCCTCTTGGCTTGAAGAAAGTGCGCTACACGCCATACAATTTTGACTTCAATCTGTACATCTTTGTCCGTAACACAGAAGACGGTGCGCAGCTAGTCGAACAGATTCTACCGTACTTCACACCTGACTACACCGTGACGCTAGACTTCGTGGATATCAACGACTTGAAGCTCGACGTTCCGATTGTGTTCAACTCCATCACCTACGACGACTCGCATGAAGGTGATCCTGAATCAACCCGTTCGATCATCTGGACGCTGAACTTCACTGCTAAAGGCTACCTGTTTGGACCTATCGCAGACATTCGCCCAATCCGCAAGGCAATCGCAAACGTCTACAATTCCTCATACGAGAGCAACCCTCTACGTGAAATGGCTCTCACGCCATCTGTCGCCAACACCAATTGCGGTACCTACAAGTACGATGAACTGGTGTATCAGGGAGCAGACGTTTCCGAAGCTACAGCCACAGCCTACGTCAAGCAATGGACTTCCGATAGCAACACGATTATCGTCTATGACACTAACGGAACTTTCAGACCAAACGTGGTTCTAGTCGGTGCTGTCTCCGGAGCTAGATATAACGTGGCATCCCTTGTAGTGGACCCTTTCCAAATGGTCAGCATCAATGTCGCACCAATCCCCGCTAACGCAAATAGCGAACTAGAGGCTTTCGGATTCTCTACTAATATCACTGAGTACATCTAATGAGCCAAATTGATTCGAAACTCGACGCTATCCTAGAAGTGGATGTTGCGGACGAGGACGACGACGAAATCATCGAAGCTGAAATCGTAGCCGACACTCCCGTTGTCGCAGTCGCGGTTCCGGCACAAGTTCCTGCGGTCATTCCGGATGTGCCTGAAAAGCGCGACCTAGAGTATGACTACGAATACTCTCGCACGCTTCACCGCGACCTGTTGGAACAGGGGCAGGAAGCACTTCCAGACTTGCTCAAGGTGGCAAAAGAGTCTCAGCATCCACGCGCCTACGAAGTCGCAGCCGGATTCCTCAAGACCCTTTCTGACATGACAGACAAGCTCATGGTGCTTCACAACGTCAAGAAGAAGTTGGACGGTGAAGATGGTGGTCCGCGACCAACGACCACAAACAACATTGATAAGGCTGTTTTCGTCGGAAGCACAGCAGAACTATTGAAGCAGATCAAGAATGAGCCTACCGTCTAATCCGAATCCAAACGTCCTCGCTTTCAAGGGGTACATGGGTTCCCCGAAGCTCAAGCGCGTCGGCATCAACATCTCGCTATCTCAATATGAGATGGACGAGTATCGCAAGTGCGCGGCTGATCCCAACTACTTCATCGAACGCTACGTCAAGATCATCACGCTCGACAAGGGACTGGTGAGCCTGACGCTCTACCCGTTCCAAAGAGCCGCTGTCACTAAGATCACAACCCACCGCGAAGTCATCATCAAGGCGGGTCGTCAGGTGGGTAAGACCACAATGACCGTGGGTGTGTTGCTTTGGTACATCCTCTTCAACGAAGCAAAGACCGTGGCTATCCTCGCGAACAAGGCAAAGACGGCTCGCGAAATTCTAAATCGTCTAAAGATCGCGTATGCGGAAGTCCCGAAGTGGATGCAGCAGGGTGTCATGGAATGGAACAAGGGCGACATTTCCCTAGAGAACAACTCCCGCGTCCTCGCAGACTCGACCGCATCTACCGCAATCCGTGGTTGGTCCATCAACTTCCTCTACTTGGACGAATTCGCATTCGTTCCAAACAACATCGCGGACGACTTCTTCACCTCGGTCTACCCAACCATCACCTCGGGTGAGACAGCACAGATTCTCGTTTCCTCAACTCCAAACGGCATGAACCACTTCTACAAGATGTGGACGGATGCGGTTGAGAAGCGCAACGACTTCATAGCCATCGAAGCAACGTGGCGCGAAGTGCCGGGACGCACCGACGAATGGGCAGAGAAGCAACGCCGCAACCTCGGTGACGAAAAGTATCTACAGGAAATGGAGTGCGAGTTCCAAGGCTCCTCCGGAACCCTCATTTCGGGTATGGTCCTCAAGAGTCTGGCGTTCGTTCGCCCAATGACCTTCGAAGGCATCGTCGGACTTTGCTACTACCAGAAGCCAATTCAGGGTCGAAAGTACGTGACAGTTTGCGACACTTCGCGTGGAAAGGGGCTTGACTATTCCGCATTCGTGGTCGTAGATGTAACTCAAATTCCATATAGGGTCGTCTGTACCTACAAGGACAATGATATTAGTCCTATCTTGTTCCCGTCCATTATCGCTAAGATATCGAAATGGTACAACGAGGCTTACACTCTAGTTGAAATTAACGATAACGGGCAGCAAGTGGTGGACTCCCTATTCGATGACTACGAGTACGAGAACATCCTTTCGACCTCCGTTTCGAAACAGAAGGTCGCACTGTCTTGGGCAGTGGGCGGTACGGGCGGCGAGCGAGGTATCCGGACCACCAAATCGGTCAAGCGGCTCGGTTGCTCCTTGATGAAGACCCTGATCGAAGGTTACAAGCTGACCTTCCAAGACTTCAACATCATATCAGAACTCTCGACTTTCATAAGTAAGCGGAACAGTTACGAGGCAGATGAAGGGTCGAACGACGACCTTGTGATGTGCCTTGTCCTGTTCTCTTGGATGACCAACCAACCGTTCTTTGCTGACCTATGTAACACCAACATCAAGGAAAAGCTCTACAGGGAGCAGCAGGAAAAGATCGACAACGAAGCCCTACCACCACCCCTTTTCAGCGACGGAACGGAGCTAGAAGGACGGTTTGTGGCTGACGGATCGGTGTGGGAAGTGGTGACTAATTGAAAAACCTAAATAAACAGCAATTCCGAATTCCTCTTATCAGGAGTAGACCCTCATGACATTTCAAGTATCTCCCGGCGTAAACACTTCCGAAATTGATCTTACGACAGTAATTCCTGCCGTTTCGACCTCTTCCGGTGCTGTCGCAGGACCGTTCGAATGGGGTCCGGTTCTATCCGTTGCCCAAGTTTCCAATGAAAACGAGCTAGTCTCGGTCTTCGGAAAGCCAACCACGAACACCGCACAGACGTTCTTCACGGCTGCGAACTTCCTTGCTTACGCAAGCGACCTTCGCGTAGTCCGTGCTGCGAACACCGCTTCGCGCAACGCTGTCGGCAACACCAGTGCGGGTGCCGCAACAGCGGTTTTCTGCCCTAACGAAGAAGCATATGAAGCTAACACTTCGCTGAACACCATTTCAAACTCGTTCGCACAGGCACGTTTCCCCGGCACCTTGGGCAACTCGCTCAAGGTCAGCGTATGGGCAAACACCAGTTCCGCACTCTTCTCGGCATGGTCCTACTCGACCCTGTTCGACAAGGCTCCCGGCACTTCCTACTTTGTGTCCAACTCGTTTGGCAACGCAACGGCTAACGACGAACTACACCTAGTTGTGGTTGACGAAACCGGCGCAATCTCTGGTGTCGCAGGCACGGTCCTTGAGAAGTTCGCAAATCTTTCCAAGGCAACCAATGCCAAGAACGAGTCTGGTGAGTCGATCTACTGGAAGGACGTAATCTTCCGTAAGTCGAAGTGGGTTCTAATCACTGGTCTGCCATACTCCGCAGCCGGTGTCGCACAGGTTACGAACTGGAACGTGGCTGCTAACGCAACTCACAAGTTTGAACAAACCGAAGGCGTTCAGACCGTGGGCGAAAACATCTTCACCCTAGCCGGTGGTGTTTCCGCAGCATTGACTGACGGCGACTACATCGACGGTTACGACCTAATCGGCAACGCAGAAAAGGTTGACGTTCAGCTAGTCATGCTCGGTGCGGCATCGAACACAGTCGCACTCGACGTTATCGGCACGATTGAAACTCGTAAGGATTGCGTAGGATTCCTCTCGCCTGCTCTCGCAAACGCACAGGCTTCCGACGCAACCACTTCGATCATCAACTACCGCAACAACTGGCTATCGAACGTATCGTCTTCCTACGCAGTCATGGACTCGGGTTGGAAGTATCAGTACGACAAGTACAACGATGTGTACCGTTGGATTCCGTTGAACGGTGACGTAGCAGGACTCTGCGCACGTACCGACACGGATCGCGACCCTTGGTTCTCGCCTGCGGGTCTAACTCGCGGACAGATCAAGAACGTCATCAAGTTGGCGTACAACCCAACGAAGGCAAACCGTGACGAACTCTACAAGAACGGTGTCAACCCTGTCGTCAGCTTTACTGGCGAAGGCACGATGCTCTTCGGAGACAAGACGCTGCTCGGTCGTCCATCCGCGTTTGACCGCATCAACGTCCGTCGCCTCTTCATCGTCCTTGAAAAGTCGATTGCGAAGGCAGCACGTTCTAGCCTGTTTGAGTTCAACGATGAGTTCACTCGCGCACAGTTCGTGAACCTTGTCGAGCCATTCCTGCGCACCGTACAGGGTCGCCGTGGTATCTACGACTATCGCGTAGTCTGCGACGAAACCAACAACACGCCAGAAGTACAGGACCGCAACGAATTCGTTGGCGATATCTACGTCAAGCCTGCTAAGAGCATCAACTTTATCCAGTTGAACTTTGTCGCAGTGCGGACGGGTGTTGCCTTTGAAGAAGTCGTCGGCAAGTTCTGATAAATACTAGGCTCACAGGAGATTAACAGATGTTTAACGTAGATAGTTTCAGAACAGCAATGCAGTTTGACGGCGCACGCCCTAATCTGTTTGAGGTTGTGCTACAGTTCCCCTCATTCGTTCAGCTAGGAAGTCAGGCTTCCGCTCTTTCACGATTCTTCGTGAAGACGGCGCAGCTTCCCGGTTCCACGATTGGAGCGGTGACTGTTCCTTACTTCGGTCGCGAAGTCAAGGTCGCAGGCAACCGTACCTTCCAAGATTGGTCAGTCACCGTCATCAACGACGAAGACTTCACCATCCGCAACGCATTTGAACGTTGGCACCGTGGTATCAATGGCAACCAGAGCAACCTTCGTGAGCCGGGAGCAGTTTCAACTTCTCCACTTACGCCGGGAACCTCTTATGCTGTCGATGCCGAAGTGTATCAGTACGGCAAGGCAGGCGGATCGCCAATCAAGAAGTATCGCTTCACTGGCATGTTCCCTAATGATATCGCCGGTATCGACCTCGATTGGAGTTCTAACGACACCATCGAAGAGTTCACTGTTACGCTTTCGTACCAGTATTGGCAGTCAGAAGATACGAAGTCTGCTGTTCCGCAGGCGTCGGCTTAATTGAAATGAGGGAGCGGAATTTCTCCGCTCCCTCTCCCTTTGATATGGAGTAAAGCATGGCACAGCAAGGTTTTCAACTGTTTGGTTGGCAAATTACTAGGGCTGCGGACGAAGATACCGTAGAAGCCCAAGCACCCGCAATTGCGCCACCACAAACAGATGATGGCGCGTATGTCATCAATGCCGGTGCGCTCGGTGGCTACTACGGCACTTACCTCAACCTAGAATCCGCATTCAAGAACGAGAACGAGCTAATTTCTCGTTATCGCACGATGGCGATGCAGCCCGAAGTGGAAGCAGCCATTGATGAAATCGTCAACGAAGCAATCGTCCACGACAAGAAGGGTATGTCGGTCGAAATCATTCTTGACGAATTAGAGCAACAGGAAAACATCAAGCAGATGTTGCGCGAAGAGTTCAAGTCTCTTCTACGCATGTTGGACTTTGACAACAACGGTCACGACATTTTCCGCAGATGGTACATCGACGGTCGCCTGTTCTATCAGGTACAGATTGACGAAACCAATCCAAAGAACGGAATCATCGGACTCGTATACCTAGACCCTCGCAAGACGCGCAAGATTCGTACTGTCATCAAGGACAAAGACCCACGCACAGGCGTAGAGTTTGTCAAGGGATACGCAGACTTCTACGTGTACAACGACAAGTCGATGACCGCAGGCAACATGGTCATGTCCTCGCCCGTCGATGCTTCCATGAAGATCGCAGAAGACGCAGTTGTAAATATCAACTCAGGACTAATGGATGTGAGCCGTAACATGGTTCTGTCCTATCTTCACAAGGCAATCAAGCCACTCAACCAGTTGCGCATGATCGAAGACGCAGTAGTTATCTACCGTCTATCGCGTGCGCCAGAACGCCGCGTGTTCTACATCGACGTTGGCAACCTTCCTAAGATGAAGGCTGACCAGTACATGAACGATATCATGACGAAGTTCCGCAATAAGATCGTCTATGATGCGAACACTGGCGAAGTCAAGGACGACCGCAAGTTCACTTCGATGATCGAAGACTTCTGGATTCCTCGCCGTGGTGAAGGTAAGTCAACCGAAATTACTACGCTACAGGGTGGACAGACACTCGGACAGTTGGATGACGTAAAGTATTTTCAACAGGTTCTCTATCGTTCACTTGGCGTGCCAGTCGGTCGCCTAGAACCACAGCAAGGTTTCTCCATCGGTCGCTCAAACGAAATCACTCGCGACGAGTTGAAGTTCAACAAGTTCATCGAACGTCTACGTGCTAAGTTCACGCTTCTATTTGATGAACTCATGAAGCGTCAGCTAGCCCTCAAGGGTATTGCGAGCTATGCCGAATGGGATCAGATCAAGGAATTCGTCTACTATGACTTCCTAGAAGACAACAACTTCTCGGAACTCAAGGACGCAGAACTCCTCAACAACCGAATTCAGACGCTCAATTTCGTTACTCCTTACGTCGGTCTTTACTACTCAATGGCATGGGTGCGCAAGAATGTGCTTCACTTGTCTGAGGAAGAGATTGAGGAGATGGCAGCAGAGATTGAGGAAGAGCAAGAACAGCAGATGGCTATTGCCGCTGCGGAAGTTGCAAAACAGCAAGTTCTAGCTTCAACTCAGGTTCCTGTTCCCGGTATGGGTGGTGGAGGCGGTGGACCCGCTCCCGGTGGAATGCCACAATGAAATCACTAAATACAGTTATCCTTCATGGAGTTACTAGGATATGACAACCGCAAATCACCTAATCAATGCGCTCGCCGCACAGAACAAAGACGAAGCTAACCTTTCGTTTGAGGCTATGATTCAAGACAAAATCGGTGACTTCCTAGAGGTCCGTAAGGTTGAACTCGCTTCGACCATCATGGACGATCTACAGGAAGGTAGCGGTGCTGCTAAGAAGTATGTGCGTCAAGCTCGTAGAGCAATTGGTAGCACAAGAAGGGCAGATGGTAAGACTAGCTCAACCCACACCGACCAACTAAAGGCTCACACAAGAAAGCTTAGTAAGAAGATCGGTACTGGTGAAGTTGCGTCCCATGCCGGTTTTGTCAAGGGTGCCGTTGACTCACACAAGCGTAGACTACAGGGCGAAGAGGCTATCCTAGAAGGTGGTCCTACTCGTAAGCACTTTCAGCAAGTCGCAGACCTCCTAAAGAACATTCCAGACGAAGCAAAGCGCAAGGAACTCGCACAGCATCACGCAGGCTTGTTCAAGAGTCAGAACCCACGTTTTGACCACAAGCGTTTCTTCGCTGCCGCAGGCGTGAATGAAGACACTCAGCTAGACGAAGTTCTGTCTGGTGGCGCAAAGCAGACGGCGGTTCAGCCATCCAATGCGATGTTAAACCGTAACGTCATGGCAAATATTCGTCGCGCAGTCCAGACGCTAGGTGTCAAGGGTGTAAACCCAACCATGGCAGCAGCAGGGCATCGTGACTTCGGAAAGCTTGTCGCCAAGAATCCAAAGGCTCCCGGCTACGCATTGCTACGCAAGCTAGCTCCCGGTAAGGCACAGGCTGTCCAGTCGCTCACGCAAGCAGGCGTTCCATTGGGTGCTTCGCTAGAAGCGTCCCCACAGGAATTCAATCAAGTCGTTCAGCGCATCAAGAGATTCAAGTAACATGCGATTCAGGGATTTACGTTCTAAGTTGAATGAGGATAAGCGTCTAAAGGATGAAACGATTCCTGCGCCTATGCTCGTTCTGCGTCGGCGTGGAATCCGTATTTTCCCTGACGGAAAGCATGTCGCACTTTACACTAATGATAAATACAATCTGGTGTTCACAATTCCTTATGGCGGCTCTGCCGGTAATTCGGACATGGGCGCACCATTAGTGGGTATTCCAAATGGATAACATTATGGAAATCCTAGACCAGATTGCGGAAGCAAAGCTGACTGCCTACAAGGTGTTCGTTGCTACGGCTCTGGATGAAGCTAATTTCAAGATCGTGAAGGCTCGCGTTCGTAACGGTAAGATTCAGAGAAAGAAGAAAGTCTCGACTCGTCCCGGTTACACGATGCGCGGTGGCAAGCTTGTTCGTATGTCGTCTGGCGAGCGCATGAAGCGTAAGCGTGGCGCACGTAAGGGCAAGGTCAAGCGCAAGGCGAAGATGGCACGCGCAATGATCAAGCGTAAAAGATCACTTAGAAAGAGACAATCCCTAGGGGTATAACAGATGAAGCTCATTACAGAAACAATTCAGGATGTACGAGTTCTCACCGAAGAAAAGAACGGTGTCAAGAGCCTATTCATCACTGGTCCTTTCCTTGTGGGCGAGCAGAAGAACCGTAACGGTCGCGTCTACTCCAAGTCCATTCTGGAACGGGAAGTCAAGCGATACAACGAAGAGTATATCTCTAAGAACAGAGCATTCGGTGAGTTGGGTCATCCTGACTCCCCATCTATCAATCTGGACCGTGTTTCCCACCTGATCGTCAATATGAGACAGGAAGGCGCACAGTTCATTGGCAAGGCTAAAATCCTTGAGACTCCCATGGGCAAGATTGCCAAGAGTCTTCTGGAAGGTGGTGCTTGCCTAGGCGTGTCCTCACGCGGCATGGGTTCCCTAAAGGAAGTCAATGGCGTGAACATGGTCCAAGATGACTACTATCTCGCTACAGCAGCAGATATTGTGGCTGACCCGTCCGCTCCCGGTGCCTTTGTTTCTGGCATTATGGAAGGTAAGGAATGGGTTTGGGACAATGGAATCGTCCGTGAGGTCGATGTTGTCCAAATGTATGATGAAATCCGCACCGCGAAGTCTAGACAGATCGAAGATATCTCCTTGAGAATCTTTGAGAATTTCTTGTCAAAACTTTGAGATTACTAAATAAACGTACCTAACAGGAGTTAGACATGAAAAAGTCCCTATCTGAATCTGCTGCCGAAATTCTCGCAACGTCCCTTGGAGCATCCAAGAAGGACGCAATGCCTGTTGGTCCCGGCGCAGGAGCCGAAGACCTCGGCGGTCAAACGCCTACAACCGACGTAGAAGCTACCGGTCCAAAGGTTTCCGCAAAGGCTAAGGAAGCACCTAAGCCCGGTCAATCCGGCGCACCTTCTGAGAAGGCTGTCGATCCTACTAAGAAGAAGGCAGAAACGACTGCCGTTTCTTCTGTAGAGAAGATGCCTGAGTCTGTCGAAGATGAAGACCTTCCAGAGCTAACCGAAGAAGAAATCGACGCATACCTCGACTCACTCACCGAAGAAGAGCTTGAGCAGCTTGCCGCTCTTTCTGAGGAAGAAGAGCTTGACGAAGCCAAGAAGTGCGAAGACGATGAAGACGATGAAGACGATGAAGACGATGAAGACGAAGACGAAGACGAAGATGAGGACGAAGACGAGAAGAAGTCCAAGAAGGATGAATCCGTCGAAGCCGAAGCTCCTGCTTTGACCGAAGAAGAAATCGCTGCCGCACGCACCGAAGCTCTCAAGGCTCTAGTCTCTGAGAACATGGGTTCTTGTAAGGATGACATTGACGCGCTATTCAACGGCGAGTCGCTATCCGAAGAATTCAAGACGAAGGCTGTCACGATTTTCGAAGCTGCCGTCCGCGCTCGCGTCGAAGCAATCGTAGAAAAGGTTTCGGCTGAGAACGAAGCAATTATGGAATCCACTGTCGGTGAGCTAGAAGCTCAGATGACCTCGCAAGTTGACGAATACCTCAACTACGTGGTAGAGCAGTGGATGGAAGAAAACAAGCTTGCTGTTGAGTCTGGTCTGCGCGTAGAAATCGCAGAAGACTTCATGGCAGGACTCAAAAACCTGTTCACGGAACACTACATTGAAGTTCCGGAAGAGAAGGCAGACCTCGTAGAAGAGCTAGCGGCACAAGTCGCAGCCAAGGAAGAGGCTCTAGCTGAACAGGTTGTTGAAGTAGCAAAATTGACCAAGGCTCTTAACGAGTCTAAGGCACAGGAAGCTCTCCGCAAGATTTGCGAAGGACTGACTGAGGTACAGGTCGCAAAGATTAAGTCGCTCGCAGAGGGCGTAGAGTTCACCACAGAGGGTGATTATTCGCAGAAGCTCGCAGTGATTCGCGAGAATTACTTCCCATCTGGTAAAAAGGTAAGTGAAGCACCACAGGCTCTTGTAGAGACTGAATCCAAGGAAGTAACACCAATGATGGATCGCTATGTAACCGCAATCAGCAAGTCGCTTCCAAAATAAGCAATTTGCTAAATAACAACACCTCTCACGGAGAAATCTAAAATGTATCTATCAGAAACTTTCGTAGCTAAGTGGGCACCGGTCCTAGACCACCCTGAACTAGCTGCTATCAAAGACCCATACCGCAAGGCAGTCACCGCAGTCATTCTTGAGAACCAAGAAAAGGCTATGCGCGAAGAAGCATCGGCTTATGGCAACATGTTCGAAGCAGTCCCTAACAGCGCAGGCGGCGGTATGTCTCCTGTCACTGGTGGCGAAGGCAACATCAAGGGCTTCGACCCAATCCTAATCGGTTTGGTCCGTCGCGCACTTCCTAACCTCATGGCATATGATGTTTGCGGCGTTCAGCCAATGACCGGTCCTACCGGCTTGATCTTTGCAATGCAGGCTAAGTATGCTAACGCAACTCTCCAGAATGGCGGCGAAGCGTTCTTCAACGAAGCTAACACTGCTTGGACTGGTGCTGGCGCACACGCAACCAATATGCTCAATAGCGGAGTTGGTGAACTAGGCTCAATTTTGGCGAACGCAAATGCGTTCAACAACGTTGTAACTAGCAACACTGGTACGGGTATGTCCACGGCAACGGGTGAAGACCTCGGCACCACGATGGCGCAGATGGGCTTCTCCATTGAGCGTATCTCGGTAGTTGCTAAGACTCGCGCTCTAAAGGCTGAGTACACGCTTGAACTCGCACAGGACTTGAAGGCAATTCACGGTCTTGACGCAGAAGCAGAACTCAGCAACATCCTCTCGACTGAAATCCTCGCGGAAATCAATCGTGAAGTTGTCCGCACGATCTACGCAGTTGCTAACATCGGCTACGTCGGTCTATCCACGAACACCTTCAACCTTGCTTCGGCATCGGACACCTCCGGTCGTTGGGCAGTTGAAAAGTTCAAGGGTCTTCTGTTCGCAATCGAACGCGCAAGCAACAAGATCGCGAAGGACACTCGCCGTGGTAAGGGCAACATCCTAATCGTCAGCACGGACGTAGCATCGGCTCTGTCGATGACCGGCTTGCTTGACTATCAGGGCGCACTGACCAACAACACCAACCTAGCGGTTGACGACACTGGCAACACCTTCGCGGGTACGCTATTCGGTCGCCTCAAGGTCTACGTAGACCCATATTCGATCACTGGATCGGACTACGTAATCGTTGGTTATAAGGGTCCAACCCCTTATGACGCAGGCGTGTTCTACTGCCCATACGTTCCGCTACAGATGGTCCGTGCCATTAACCCTGACACGTTCCAGCCTAAGATTGGTTTCAAGACTCGCTACGGCTTGGTCCAGAACCCATTCGGCAACTCGCAGCAGGGCGCAGGCACGACAGTCTCCGGTGCGTTGACGAGCCACACCAACACTTACTACCGTAAGTTTGCTGTGAGCAACCTCATCGGCTAATCGTAGCTGACAATAACAAGGGATCAAATCCCGGTGACTCAGGGGCGGATGGAAACATCCGCCCCTTTTTGTTGTCTGCCTAAATAGGGTATGATCCTACCCAAATAAGGTATCTTCCATGGCACGTAATCCATCCAATCGCGATATCCTACAAAGCACGAAGTTCAAACTCAACTTCATGCGCCTGCCGGGACTCACCTTCTTTTGCCAGACCGCGAATCTTCCCGGTTTGTCTCTGACCGAAATTCAACAGCCCACTCCGTTTGTCGATCTATGGCGACCGGGAGAAAAGGCTATCTACGACACGCTCAACGTGACCATGCTCGTAGACGAAGACCTGAAAGATTGGGAAGCCATCCACGATTGGATTAGAGCTATGACCTTCCCCAAGGAATTCGAAGAGTACGCTCAGATGGGCAGAACCTTCAAGGACACCGTGGCGCGGCGCGGATCGGGTGTGAAGCTGCCGGTTCAATACACTGACGCTTCCATGACCATCTTCACCAATAAGAACAACCCTAATTTCAGAATCGCGTACAAGGACATATTCCCAACTACGCTCGGTGGCATTCAATTCTCGGCACTTGACTCGGCTGAGAACATCATCACCTGTGACGTAACGTTCAGATATTCGTACTACAACCTTGAAAGAGTTTGATTTTTCCGCTAGAATGTGCTAAGATACACTATGGTTTACTGACGGAGTTTCGCTATGAGTAAGTATGTCGCCCCTAATCTGGATGAGTTGATTACAGAATGGGAAACAGATTCGAAGGTTGATACCACTAATCCCGGTGGTGAAATGATTCGAATTCCTGTAGTCCACAGTAAGTACAATAAGTACCTGTCCCTTCATAAGCTTCAAGGCGCAAGACGCGAAGCCGAATACGCCAAGCTGCGTAAGTCGAAGTGGATGTATTACAACGGCAAGCTCTCGCAAGAGGAACTAGCCAAGTTGGGTTGGGAGCCGTTCCCGTTCACCCTCAAGGCTGACCTCAACACGTACATGGATGCCGACGATGATATCATCAAGGCAAAGTCCGCACTTGCGTTCCATGATGAATGTGTGTCCTTCTGTACCTACGTCATGAAGGAACTCAACAACCGCACATGGCAGATGAAGGAATGGATGGCATGGGAGAGGTTTGAAAGAGGTGGTCATTGAGTGATATCCATTTTGAACAAACAAGCAACGTATGGGCAAGAATAAGATGTGAAGATAGCGTAGCACAAGAGCTATCAGAATTCTTCTCCTTCACCGTCCCCACGGCTAAGTTCCGCAAGAAGGAAGCTAAGAAGTATTGGGACGGTAAGATACGGTTGTTCCACATTAGAACTCACAAGATTTACGCGGGTCTTGAGGGTTACGTGCGTCATTTTGCCAAGGATAACAACTACTCTTACTCCTGCGAAATGCTGAAAGCCACTGTCGAAGAACTCCCCAAGAAAGAACACGTTGCCAAGTGGATTCCCACTCATACCCCGCGTGACTATCAGTGGGTTGCCTATCTCTATGCTTTGAACCGCAAGCGCGGTATCGTCCTGTCACCCACCGCATCTGGCAAGTCGCTGATCATCTACATGATATCACGGTGGTTGCTAGAACGTGGTAAGAAGCGTGGCTTGTTGATCGTTCCTACCACATCCCTAGTTGAGCAGATGTACACCGACTTCAAGGAGTATGGGTGGGACGTAGAGAAGAACTGTCAGCGCATCTATGAGGGCTTCACTTCGGATGCCTACGCGCCGCTGTGTATCTCTACGTGGCAGTCGATCTACAATCTGCCGAAGAAGTATTTCGCTCAGTTTGACTTTGTAATCGGTGACGAAGCTCACCAATTCAAGGCTGATTCCTTGAAGCACATCATGGAAGAGTTAGTCAACTGTGACTACCGTATAGGAACTACTGGTACACTGGACGGGTCTAAGGTTCACAAGCTAGTCCTAGAGGGTCTGTTCGGACCCGTACAGCGAGTGGCTTCCACAAAAGAACTACAGGATAAGGGATATCTCGCAGAACTGGATATCAAGTGTCTGGTTTTGAAGCATCCAGAACTGCCGACAAGCATGAAGAGTATGTCCTATCCGGACGAGATTGCGTACCTGTGTGCTAGCGAGTCTCGCAATCGCTTCATCACGAATCTGGCTGAGTCCCTGAATGGGAACACGCTTATCCTCTACAACTACGTGGACAAGCACGGCAGAATTCTCTATGAACAGATCAATGAGAGACTCCTAAATAGAAAGGTCCACTTTATTCATGGTCTGGTTGAGACAGAGGATCGGGAAATCGTCCGTAAGCTCACAGAGGATGAAACCGATTCGGTCATCGTTGCTTCCTATGGAACCTTCTCCACAGGCATCAACATCAAGCACCTTCACAATGTCATCTTCGCCTCACCGACGAAGAGCCAGATTAGAACGTTACAGTCCATCGGTCGAGGACTGAGATTAGGAGATAAGAAGCAGAAGTGTACGCTCTACGATATCGTAGACGACTTGAGATACGGTAACTATGTCAACTTTGCGTTGAGACACTATGAGGAACGGATTCGGATTTACAACGACGAGAAGTTCAACATCAAAACATTCAACATAGGACTACGCTAATGACACCACAGGTAAAGTTCTACAAGCTCAAGAGTGGAGAGAATCTTGTTGCTTTCGAATTAGAGAATACGGAACTCTATTACAAGCTACGCAGACCCTTATCATTCACCGTAGAGAATGAACCTCTAAGTGGTAGGCAGATGCTTGATGTGAGGGAGTGGATTCCACCTATCGTCTGTGCTACTGACGAGATTACTCTTCCGAAGGAGTTTGTCATGTTGTCAACAGATGTGAAGGAGTCTTTCAGGGCAGAGTTCGATGAAGCATCTCAGTACCTCTACAACGTAGAGCCTAGACACAACAAGAAACCTAGGGAAGACGTACCGATAATGCTCAAAGACCCATCTGTTAAACCTAATTGATCCTATCTTCTTAGTGATCTTAATTCAACCCTTCAAACGAGCGACACACTCAGTATACACACAAAACAAGGAACTGTCAAGTCTAAATTACCATGGCTAAAACTAATTACGTTGATAACAAACTCTTTCTGAAAGAA